TGTCGTTGAATTCTACAACAAAATGTTGTAATATCTTTTTAACTATGACAGGCTGGAAAGCCTTTAAACAAAGCACTTTAGGTATTTTCCCTAGAGTGCTTTGTTTCTTTTTACTACCCTTTTAGTTACCTATGGATAATTTTTGTATAGTAAGAGGGTGTACCTTTTCGGGTTCACCCTGTATTTTACTGTATTTATAAATTGCTGATTGCCGTTTCAAATATTGAGACGGCCTTTTTTGCGCCTTCTTTTGTAGCGTGAACGTATGTATTTAAGGTCATTGTTATATTAGAGTGGCCTAGTCTATATTGCAGATCTTTAGCCTCTATCCCAGCGTAAAGCATAATAGTAGCATGAGTATGACGAAAACCATGAAAACTTATGTCAGGTACACCAGCGATTTTAAAATGCCCCTGTAGTCTCTTTCTTAGTAAGCAAGCGTAAGCGTATTTAGTAGTAAAAGGTGTGAACACAATATTTTCAGACCTTCCCAGCTTCCAACATTCTACTTGTTGGCGCTTTTTATACTGCTTTAAAAGTGAGATAGTCGCTGGATCTATTTCAATATCTCTTAGCCCAGCTTTTGATTTAGGGGTATTTGTTTCTTGATATCTGTTTAAAGTCTTAGATATGCTGATCGTACCTGTTTTTAGGTTTATATCAGACCATTCAAGGGCTAGAGCCTCCCCAATACGGCAACCACTGGCCAGCAAAGTTTTATAAAGAACGTAATCAAAAAGATTTTCATATAAATTTAGATCCAAATTATCAAGATAGGCTAGAAATTTCTTTAATTCTTGATTGCTAAAAAATCTAATCTTTTGTTCTTTTGCTTGTTGCTTACGTGGAATAATAACATCACGGGCTGGATTGTGCTGGATCACTTGCATAGTAACCCCATATTGAAGTATACGGCGGTTAATATTGTTTAGAAAACTATAATTTGCGTATGCTCCCTTCTCCCCTCTATTCGCTCTATCTGCCCATTTATTTACTTGTTGTTGAATAATAGGGGTAGTTAGGCTATTTAGTTTATAATCGCCAAAAACGGGCAAAATATGCAGTCTTACAATACCCTCCATAGATTGTTGGGAGTTTGGTTTGATTGTGTTTTTATAACTCTCCCACCATAGAGCAACTAACTCTCTATAAGTAGTGATCGTTGGTTTATTTTTGGCACAATATCCATTGTTGGCAAAGGTATTAATAGCTTCCCTAGCCTTGATTTTGACTGCCGTTTTAGTATTAGCCGTAACAGTGGTACGGGCTTTTTTCCCTGTCATCTGATCCACACCTAAATAAACACTAGCACGGTAAACAGTTTGGCCATTCTTTTTTACTACGGTTTTGATATTCATTTTTCTTTCCTTTCCATCAACAGGCAAGCGGATAGGTGAGAAAAGAAAACTAAATAAATGTGACAACGTTGAACGATTTTAGGTTATGTTGCAACGTTGCAACATTTCGAAACGTTACGAAATTTGATAAACGACAACGTTGTCGCTTTTTATCTTAAAAGCGTATTTTTAAGCTCTAGAGAGCCTGTAAATCATTTTTGATAACAGTTATAGGGTATTATTTAACCCCTGTACGCTATAAGGCTTAAAATAGGGGTATTTTAGCCTTATAATGCAAGAATTAAAAAGTGTTGCTAGAAAAACAAATCAATGATATACTACAGGTGTGTTGGTGTATATCTATAATTTGCGTTTTGGTACATTAACACTGTTCATAGAGTTGAATATTTAACTCCATAAATTGCACCGTATTTTTTACGGTGTTTTTTATTTTTTTAAAAAAGAAAAGTGTATCAACTAAAAAGTCGATACACTAAAGTCTTTATTAACCCTTTTCTATATAGAAATACAGACGTAGAGCAGTGTAACCCCTAGAGGTTTCTTTTACGATTAGATCTATGATATCACTTTTTAGATGTTTTTACAAGTGTTTTTAAAATTTTTGTATAGATAGAAACAATTTTATGGTTAGTTTCATAATACTCTTTATGCTTTTTGGCCCGTCTTGCTATTTGAATAAATTCTTTAAATCTCTGTTTTTGGAGATTCAAACTACAATATTCACGGTGAAGTATTGCAAGAGTAAAAATATCATGGATTTTACGATATTTTAAAGTTTCTCGATCAAGACCAAGATTAGAGGCGATTGAAATAATAGGACTAGAAGGGCTAATTATTTGTTGTAACATATCCACTAATAAAACATTACTATGAGCGCAAGCATTTCTAATATGACGGGCATATTTCCCTAGTTGTTTAGCTTTTTTAAGTTTCTTATTAGAAGGATTCTGTTTACAATACATTTCAACTAAGTAATGAAGATTGCCAAAATCCATTACCTCTATTAATACCCATATAGGGAGATCAGTCATATTTTTTGTATATACGCTTTCTAGGTATTTGTTATTAGATAGTGCATTTATTGTATAGTTATATCCAGTAGGATTATGTACTGCATAATCCTTTACGATATCATAGCCATCTATCTTAGGATTCTTAGTAATAACATCCATTAATGCAGTTTTTATACTATGTTCAACATCTAAACAAATATCAAGTAAAAAATAACGTAATAGCATATCAATTACAGCAAGATCTGCAAGAGTAGCAAACTCAATATTATACTTTCCATCTGTTTTATCAAAAAGTTTTCGATAACTGGAGATTTTATAGTAATAATTACGATTCTGAAGAATAGTTTTAGCGTCCATCTTATTAATAATATTGAACTGAATCCCGTTATTCTCCATTTTATTTATTAAATCATTATAACTTAATAAAGGTTTTCTATTTCCTGTCATATTAGTTCCTTTTGGGTACTTTATACTTAAAAAGTTATTTCTTAAAGCTTTTACTTAATTTATCTCGATATTTTTCTAGTTTTTCATTTTCATCTATAGAGTACTGACTAAAGTACAGTCTTTCAATTATTCCAGCAACTGTTAAAACATCATCTAAATCTAGTCCTTTTAATAAATTATAACTATCTTTGACAATGGTTTTTCTATAGTCTTCTTCTCTATCTGATTGTTCCTCACTTATAAGATTTTTTACTAAATTAATTTTATTCTTGAGATCGGAGTTTAGATTGTTTGTGTTATCATCTGGATCTAATAGATCTACTTCATTTACAACACTTGATACAAAGGAATTATTATCTTCATAACCAAGCAAGTAGCCTACACTTACATTAAAATATTCTGCTAATTGTTGAGCTTTATCACTTTTAATCTGTCTGTCACCTTTTTCCCAACGTAAAATAGTTAGTTTTGTGACACCAATTATATTAGCTAACTCTTGTTGAGTCATTTTTTTTCTTTTTCTTAATTCTTTCAATCTATTCATAAAATATAAAACACCTTCCGAGAGTATTATAACACGATTTTTTAAAAAGTATCAAAAAAATATATATTTCTTCGAAAAAAAGTATTGACAAGTATCCAAAACGGATATATAATAAAATCGCAAGGTAACAAAAAAGATACCTTCGCTAGATGAACATCTTTCAATCTATTTGGCTTAAAAATTTAAAAGGAGGTATAACATGAAAAATAATATGAGATTGTTATTAGCAAAGCAACGAAAGAAAACATCTGATGTTGCAGAAGCTACAGGCATTTCAAAAAGTACGCTCACCGCTTTATACTATGAACGTGCTAAAAGTCCCACTATAGATACTTTAAAAAAAGTATCAAGCTATCTAGGAGTTACTATTGATGAATTTCTTAATGTAAATGATTGATAGTAGCACCAATTAATACTTAGAATGATGATTAAGTTACATACAAAAATCATCGAAAATATAAAAGAATAGTACACAGAAAGGATACAAAATGGATACAAAAATTTCATTTACAGACTTTAAAGAGTTTATTGACACTACCACATTTGAGGCAGAAAACATTATTTTACCACCAGAAAATGGAATGTTAGTTAAATGGGCAGATGATAACGCTCAAGCATGGAAAATGATCCAAGAAATGTTAGAGACTGGAGAATTAAAGTATACTCCCCAAAAATGATAAAAAAGGCAACAAAAAAAGTCACTTACTCAAAATTTGGCGATAGCGAGTAAGCAACTAACTTCAAATATAGGTACGTAGAAAGAGAGATTTTCTAAATACTTTTTATGTACCTAGTATATCAGAAAATAGTGAGGTACACAATGAGTAAAAGAAAGATTTCTCCTTTTACGCAAGAGATTTTACAAGAAATCTATGAAGATAATGGGATTATCACTATTGATTTAATAGCAGATGAATTAAATGGCTGGTCTTTTGAAGAAATAAAGAACCGTTTAAACCAATGGAGATACCGTGGTGTAATTTCTTATGTAATTGTTGACGGTGAAATTCAAGATTTCAAGTTTTTAAGAGATAAAAAAGCTGAAAAACAGGAAATGAACGAAGGAAAACGCCTTAAGATTGATATTTATTTCAGGCAAGTACAGGCAACACTGGAAATTATGGAAAAATCAACCGCAAGCGATACAAATCGCCTAAAGGCTATCCAGTTACAACAACAAGCATTAAATGAAATTCCAGATGATCTCTATAAGGAGTTAACAGAGGTATATAGTTAATGAATGTTGTTAACCATTATCCAAGATTATTAGTTAGATAGAAAAGTGACTTTAGTTTCTCAATTATATAATGATGAGAAAGCTTGGAAATGTTTAAGAAATCAAATTGAACATGAGAAAAAACTAAAAAATTAAACACTTATCAAGAACAGGCAAGCGGATAGGTGAAAAAAGAAAACAGTGTAAGAAAAGTCATGCTGACAGGGCAATTCTAAGGCTTTGTTTAGTAAATTAATGGATATCTATCCATGAAAAATCGCCATAAAACGCCTGTAGATCAGGAGAAATAACTGATTTAGAGGTGTGTAGAAGTTCAAAAAGAATGAGGAAAATAAAATGAATGAATGGAATTTACCAACTGACAAAACCATTATTTTACTTGTAATTCTATTTAAAATTGTATGGAAAATATGGAATAGACCAAGTCCAATCAAACTAGTTGAAGAAAAAGAAAAGGTAGAAGTTTCAAAAGGATTAAATCCAGATTATGGGGCTTATGTTTGGTTAGCTGGCAAGCGTTTTAATTGAAAGGGGTAAGGATATGGAATTACTTTCAAAGGAAATTCAATTGGAATGGCTTCAAACTCAAAAAGAGACTTTAGAAACCCTTGTGAATTTAGAAATGGAACGAAAAGGGAAACTAGATCTTATTACTAGAGAAGAATTAAAAGAGGCCCTAGGAGTCTCAGGAGAAACACTAAGAAATTGGGAAATGATGGGCTTACAACGTTTTCAAACTCCTATGGAGAGAGCTAGAAAAGTTTATTATCGCCCAAGTGACATTTATTTGTTCTTATCAGTGAGGTAAAGAGAAATGGAAGTAAGATATTATGAATCGTCTAAAGATTTTAACAAAGCAGTATATAATGCTCCTTTTAATCTTTTATTACTGCCATTAGGTACAGATGAAGAAGCTGAAAAGAAGATCATAGAACATTTTGAGGAGGTGAAAAGATGTATAGACAAGTGATTTTATTTCTACAAGAACAAAAGATACAAGAATTTGACTTTTTGAAGGATACCCCTACTAGGGTTTATAAAAAGAATGAGTGGTACGCTTTTATTTACTATGAACCAATGGGGGAAAATCTAACTGAACAGGTGAGCCCTAAAATGCTTATCCAAGTAGTAACCAACTCTAAAGAGCTAGAAAACAGGGGCTGGAAGTTGGTGCGTAATTTCCCTATTAGTAAATTACAAGGCTACTTACTAGAGTTCTTACAATTATATGAAGTCTATAAATTTAGAAGTTATAAAAATGGTTATGGTTTAGAATTTAATGGGCCATTACTGGAATTTGTTGCGTATGGCTTAAATGATCGAACAGAAGTATCCACTTTTTTAAAAATGATGATTGGGGCTGGATATGATTTAGAAATAATCATACAGATCTTCTCAAATATCGTTAAAAAGAAATCTCTTGCCCGTGATTTTGTTGAATTGATAAACCGTTATGAGGTGTCAGTATGAATATAAAAGGAGCATTAGAAATCATTAAGCAAGAAGAACAAAGTAATATTATCCCCTTTCAAAAACCACCAGAAGAAGTAAGAAAACTAACTACTTTTGTGAATTGGAAAAAGACTGTAAGAGAGTATTTAGATAAATTTAATAATGATCGTCTGAAAAGCTTGATAGAAAAGGGTGCAACAGAAGAAGGAGCAAAAAAAGAAATAGATAAGCCGTTAAGTCATACAATGGTAGCAAGTATAATGTTAGATCTGTTTAATTTTTGCCGTATTGATAGCGAGGAAGGGGTAAGCCCAGTATATATCTATGATCCAGATAAAGGTATCTATATAAATGATCTGGAGTTTTTAAAGGACATTATTAACGTGATTGAGTACCGCCATAATGAACGTAGGGCAAACGACTGTATATATTCATTGAGACGACAGACACCACGAAAACAATTAGAGGATAACCTAAATTACATCATTGTAGGCAATGGTATTTACAATCGAACAACTAAACAGTTAGAGCCTTTTACTCCATCTAAAATATACACTAGCAAAATTAAAACCAATTATAACCCAAACGCCCAGAGGGTAAACATAAAGGGGTGGGATTTTGAGAGCTGGCTTCTAGATCTCTTTTCAGGAGATAAAAGCCTTTATCGACTAGCATTACAACTATTACACGCCTGTATCAGAGGGGAGAGTTTAGGGAAAATGTTTTGGTTTATTGGAGAAGGTGGAACAGGGAAAGGGACACTCCAGGAGCTTTTTATAAATCTTGTTGGGCGTGAAAACATAGCTAGTATAAAGATTACGGATTTAGATGTAAACAATCGCTTCACACTGGCCCAAGCGTTAGGAAAGAGGGCAGTTATTGGGGACGATATTCAACAAAAGGCACTCATTAAAGATACCTCTAAACTATTTTCTCTAGTAGGTGGGGATACTGTTTCGGTTGAAAAGAAGGGGAAAGATGCCTATAGTGCTTATATAAAGACTGTTGTTATTCAATCAACAAATGAAATGCCAAGGCTAGACGGTGATAAAAACGCTATAATGAGAAGAATGGTAATCCTTCCATTTCAAAAAGTTTTTTCAGATGGGATAAAAAAACCCAATCGAGCTATTAAGTATGATTACATCAAGAGAAAAGAAGTATTAGAGTATGTTTTGAAGTTAGTAATAGATTTAGAATTTGACGAATTTATTCAGCCAAAAATTTCAAGAAAATACTTACTAGACTATCAACAATCTTTAGACACAATCCAGCAATTTGCTGATGAACTATTTCAAGATATTCAATCAACGTTTTTGCCTAATGATTTTGTCTGGTGGCGATTTACTGGTTTTGTGGAGTTTCATAATCACCAAAGTAGTTATACTAGCCAAGGATTAAATAAGAAATTTGAGAAGTATTTACCGAGCGAATGGAGAAAAACAAAGTATCCTATCACCATTCCAAAAGGTCAAGAATTGCCCAAAGGGTTTAAACCGAAAGAAGACACCCCGAATTATCAAAATAAAACATATCGTTTTACACCTTCTAAAACTGTGAGAGGTTACGAAAAAACCACTACAGAACATACACATGAAATACACTAAATTGTATAAGTGTAGTAGTTGTAAAATATTGATACAATTGAGTTTTATTATATATTACTACACTACTACACTTAAATAATATAAATAATAATAAAAGAGTGTTGTATATCTGTATATATACTCTTATAAGAAATTCCGAGTTAGAAAAATAAGTGTAGTAGTGTAGTAAAAACGTGAAAACCCTTGTGGGACAAGGAGTTTAAGGTTCGGGAGGAATTTCCTAAGTGTAGGAGCAATTCTTAAGTGTAGGAAAAAAGAATAATTTTTAAAGAAAAAGAGGTCTCAAAATGGAAGAAAGTAAATTGAAAAAATATTTAGAAGAAGGCTATATTTTATTTTATAAAAATGGTATAATAGAAGTAGAGAAAGCGCCCATGTTTGGCGAAATTAATTTGAGCTATTCAGATGGTAAGCTTAATCTATTAACAAAAAGAGAAACAAAAAAATATGTCTATTGAGAACAACTCAGGGGCGTACCGTAAGCAATAATGCTAATGGTATGCCCCTTTTTGTATATCAAGAAAGGAGGTGTGGGCTATGGAAAGAAATGTTTTCCCTGATTATGTTGTAGGTGCTAAATTTTCAATGGATCCAGAAAAAAGGAAGAAAATCTTTTCAAACTGTAAAAAGAGTGAAAAGAACTTAAATAAAAGGAAACGTGAGATTTTAGAAAAATATGTCAAACATCAACAACAATCAGAAACTAGAGCAGATGATCTTGAAAGTTCGGAGGGTTCTAAAGGACAAGATAACCGCTAGGAACTTTAGAAAAAACTACAAGCAAAGAGCAGATATAAAAAGATAAAAGGAGAAAAACAAAAATGAAAATTGACTTAAAAAATAAAAAAGAAAAATTAGAAAATTATATTCGTAGTATTGGTTATGAAACAACTGGCCTTGAATTGAAAAGTGATCAAGCTATTATTGATCAAGCTATTATTGATAGTTACAAACAAGATGAAAAGAAAGATCTAGTTTCTCTAATTGATATTATCGAAGTAACTAGCAAAGATGGAAAGTATGAAGAAATTGACTTAGACAAGGTAGGAATGATTGAGATTGGTGATACAATTGGTGGCAATCGAAATGAAGAAGCTAAGACAGATTTTCTAGAAGTTGATTATAAGATGAAGACATTTGGGGGATTTCTTAACCTATCAAAAGAACAAATTGATGATGGTATGTATAATCTAGATTCATTCCTAGGAAATAGTATTGCTAAACTTGAGCGTAAAACTATGAACAAAGGAATTGGGAAAGTCCTAACACTTGCGACTGCAAAAAGTATTGCTTCTATCAATGATATCAAAGATCTAGTAGCTCTAGTGAACCCTGAGCGAGAAGTTTCAATTGTAGTTACTAATTCTTTATTTAACCACTTAGAAAAGTTGGTAGATAGTTCAGGCTTACCAATTCTTAAAGTTAACAAGGAAAATGGAACTAGTGAAACATTCTATACTGATCATTTTGTAGTAGTAGATGATACTACATTAGGAAACGCTGGAGATAAGCTTGCGTTTGTTGGAGATCTGAAGAACTACGCTAAACTGTTCAAATACAATCAGACATCTGTAAAATGGGTTACAGACTTTAAAACATATTCTGAACGACTTGCGCTATACACACGTTTTGACGTTAAGAAGGTTCAACCAACATTAGGTTATTTTGCAACTTGGAATTAAGAGGTAGTTAAATGGAGTTAGATTTATCAAAGTACCCTCTACAAGAACTTTATAAAAGATTTGAAGAGGTGGAACAGAAAGAGGCCAATGTTTCAAAGTTTGAAAAAACTGTCTTAGATGAAAAAGTAAAATTACAAAATTTTGAAGGATTTAGCCTTGATGATCTGGAAAATTTAATAGATGGTAATGAGGTTATTTCACACGATCAATTGAACTTACTAACAAAAAAACTAGAAAGTGTATCAAGAGAGCTTAAAGATATTAAAACAATTTTTCAAAGTGAAGTTCCTGTTTATATCCATTTTGAAACACGGAGACGATTTAGAAAAAGTGGTTTAGAAGCTTCGTACAAAAAAACTATTAAACATATCATAAAGGAGTTTGAAAAACTTCGATCAATTGAAAAAGAAGTGCAAGAGATCAATGATAAGATAGTAAAAGAAATTTCTAATAAACATAGTCTTTCAGGGTGTAGAACAGAGTTAGAACTAAACGCAATTACACCACTATTTAAACCAGAGGTAAGCGGTGAAATCTATCTAAATTCAGAAATTAAGAAAGCTAAGGAATTTTTAAAGTAATTCATTTTATATATAGCGGTACTCAATAAGTATCGCTATTACTTTGATTTTTGTAGACTTTAACACAATGAGGCAAGCATAAACTGAAAAAATGAAATGGCTAAGATCCTTTTAATAGCAAGGGAAGAGGAAAGATGGCGAGTTTCACAGAATGTAAGATATGTTAAACTGGAGGGAAAAACAAGGCGACAATGACAGAAAAAACACTGGTGAGTAGGTGTTGCAATGCAACAACAGGTAGATACTATGCAACGCCTTCTTAAGTTGAAGGGATAGGCTTAAATGAGATAAGGACAGTAGAATTACATAGGATAAAGGCTCTAATAAGTGAAATATAGCCCATTTAACAGGGCTGGTAGTATATGTATAGGGAGGGGTAATATTGCTTACTACGGGACAATTAGACAGGCTAGATGAAGAGCTAGACCGTTACAAGAACATAGATAATAAAATATTTTTGAGAAGACAAGAAATAATTTATAATAAAAAGTTTACTGAACATTCGAGTGGTTCAAATAAAATCAGTAATCCAACTGAAAATACCATTATAAGGCTAGAAAGTGATATAGTATTACGAAATTTAGAGCTTTTTAAGGAAATAGTAGAGCTATTACTAGAAAAATTGACTCCAGAACAGATAACTTTATTTAATATGCACTGGCTAGGTGAACAATTGACATGGGAGGAAATCTCAGAGCGACTTGATAGACCAGTGAGAAGAATTAAAAAGCAAAGAAGAGCTATAATAGAGGCTTATGCTAATATGATCAACCTATAAGAGATTAAATAGATAATTATATAAGAAAAAATTAAAAGAAAATAACAAATAAATTACTTGAATAATCATTTATTTGTTATTTTGCAAAAAACAAAAATTTGATTTTCTGTAAAAATTGATTTTATCAATTCTTGAATTTTTCAAGATCCCCCCCTCTTTAAAAAATTTTTTTGGATCAATCGGGAACCGGTGAAGGGAACTTTTTCCAAGTCGGAGGCTTCCAGATAAAAAGGGGTTGAAAACTAGCTTAAAATGGGCCAGAGTGGCTACTTTTGGAATTTAGAAATATATTGAGAGATAATAGCTATACATTTGTTTTGTATGGCTATTTTTATAGTAAAAAAGCCCCAAAATTTTGGAGCTTAATTCTTGCCTGTTGAACTCATTAGATTTAGTTCCCTTTTTACTACCCTTTAAGTTACCCCAGCATGTCTCACTTTGTTTGTGATTGTTGAAATACAATGTTTTTGGTGGTTAGGTTGCCTTATTATTACTATACATGTTTGAGTGCTGATAACAAAATGCTTTAATTTTAAGATA